TAGTTATATCGTGGGTATGTGATTGTGATGTGTTGCCAGTAGTTATAGTGTGTGTATGTGTTTGTGATGTGTTTCCAGTATTGAAAGAGTGTGTATGATTAGAACTAATAGCACCTGTTGTAAAACTGTGGGTGTGATCAGCTGAATTATTTCCAATATTTACTGTGTGTGAATGGTCTCCAGCGGAGTTTGTATTAACTGAGTGTGTGTGATTTGCTGTTGCCGAATTAGTATTTCCACTATGACTATGACTTATACTTGTCGAACCAGTTGTTCTACTAAGATCAACTGCACTTGGAGATTGTAGAACTGGATTTCCACTACCATCTTTTGGAGCACTGTTGAATTGTTTGGTTCTATCTGAGTAATTGTGAGAGTGACTTCCTCCACCCGAATTGGTGTTAAATGAATGGGAATGACTTCCTCCGCCACTTGATGCACTTCCACTATGACTATGTGAACCAGCGTTACTAGTATTTCCGCTATGGGTGTGGTTTGCGCTTTGGGTTCCAGTAGTTCCACTATGAGTATGACCTACGCTATTATCACCAGTGGTTCCTGAATGTGTATGTGATCTACTTTCTGTGCTGGTTGTTCCTGAATGTGTATGAGATTGACTTTCTGTACCTGTAGTTCCTGTGTGGTTATGGGAAATTACTACGGCATCTTTTGAACCGCCTGTAGAATTTACTCCATAACTGTCTCCTGCGCCAATTATGAATCTATTTCTTAAATCTGGAGTTGTTATGCCATTTATTGTGGCACCATTACATAAAGCCCACTTTGTTGGAATATTATTTACAGATCCAGACCACATAATAATTCCGCCAATTGGGAATGGATCTGAATCTATAGTAATTGTTTGTAGATTTTGTGATATTCTAGTACCACCAGTAGCAGCAAATGTAATCTGACCTTCAATGTATGGACTTGAATCTGGTGCTCTAAGTTGAGTAAGACCAGTTGCAATTTCTAAAGTATCATTTCCAGATCTTGTAATTGTTGTGTTGTATCCAGCAACTAGGAATATATCCTGAAAACCAGAACCAGAACCACCAGCAGTTAAACGAATTCTCTTTTGTGTAACTGCAGCGCCATCAGCAACACTAATACCATATATGGTATTATCATTTGTATCTGGTACTGTAATTGATCCACCCAGTGGAACGCTAGTCCCATTGATACTAATACTTGAATTAATTAACGAAGCATTTGCTACATTAGTTAATGTATTTAAACTTGCATTGAATGTACAAGAACTTAATGTTTTATTTAAAAGTGTTTGATTATCATTTAAAAATACATCTGCAGCTCTTGCCCATCTAACTTCAGTACCAGTAGAAGTTAGGACTTGCTTGTTTGCTCCAGTACTAATACCATCATAAATTCCTGATGCTGTGAGGTTTAAAGAATCACCTACAGACAATTCTCCTACTAGTGATGATGAGTTGTTAATGACTAGTGGATACCTATTTGCCATGACCTTCTAATATGTTTATTGATGTTGGCATTATTTGATTTAAAGAATGTCTATAAAGATCTTGTGTTTCTTTATTTCCTTTTACTATTTCATTTCTCAAGGATTCTACTGCTGCTCCAGTTTGCCTAGATTGCTGTGAAGATTCTATTACTAAAAATGGAACCCATTTTACAGCACAATCCCATTCATCTACTGGCTCTCCTGTATTTGGATTGGTTCCTCTTATTTGTGTAAACCACTTACACTTCAAGTTAACACATTCAGAACCAATCAAAGGACAAAAATCTCCAGATTTTAATTGCATGATAAAATATCGTCTTGTATTATTTATTGTTGTTGAACTGTAGCATTAAACAGATCAATAGCACTTTGATATTTTGTTATACTATTAATCGTTCTATTATTGGTGCCATCTGTGTATTCTATGTGACCAGTTTGATGTATTTCATCCCATTGAATTGCATGGATATTTGATTCTAACCATGGGAAATCACTATCAATAAAAGCACACACATCATCAACACAAACTATTTTATCTGATGGAACTATCGTTAATCTCTTTTTCATGTCAATTTTTTGAGCAAATAATGCAATCAATATAATTTACATCCATATTTATTGATGGTGTAGAGAAACCATGCGTGTGTGAACTAGATCCTCCATTATTGCTTACTGATACTGGGTGAGAGTGAGACCCTCCTGAATTTATTCCCAAACCATGGCTATGATCACCTGCTCCGTTAATACTTAATCCATGAGCATGATCGCCTACATTTCCTACCCAATCACGATTTTGACCTTCATTACCAGCTCTTAAATACTGACTTGATTGTGTTCCAGATGGACCGCCTGAAGTATTTCTTGGTAGTGGGTGTGAGTGTCCGCCAGCTCCTGCAGTCCCCCCACCGTGATTATGAAATCCTCCATTGCCAATATTACCTGTGTGGTTATGACTACCAGCTGATCCAGTTGATCCAGAATGCCCATGTGCTGGCATTTGGTTAGTTGATAATGTTGTTGCTTGTACAGATCCCCCAGTAGTTGCTCTATTTGGTGCGAAAATTGTCGTAAAAGACGATCCAGAAGAGTATGCACCTCCCCCAGAACCAGTAATGATTCTCATTGCTGTGTTATTGATAGATCCATCTGTAATCTTAGTCCATCCAGTTGGAGCAGAAGCTTGATGGAATATCATTCTAGTACCAGAAGGAATTTCTATAGGAACTTCTGATAATGTGATATAATCTGAAATATCAATAGAACCATCTGATCTCAAGAATCCATGTGGATTTGATCCTCTATCTACAGTAACTGATGTGGTCGCTCTTATAGTGGTTCCGCTAATATTTCTTGCCCAAAAATCTCCATTACTATCTCTTACTACTACCTTATTACTTCCTCTATCTGCTTGAGATGCTACTGTTGCATCAACTCCCCAGGTTCTAGCTGTAGAACCATCATAGTTATCTCCAGTTAAATAATTTCCTCTTGTTAAAATCTGTGAAACTTTAGTTGCTGTTCCTTCTAAATCTCCAGTAACATTTCCAATTAAATCTGAAGTTATTGTTCCTGCAGAAAAATTTCCATTGGCATCTCTAGCGACTACTCTATTAGCTGTGTTAGTGGTGGTTGCATTTACAGCTATTGTTCTTGCAGTTAATCCATTATAAGTGCTGGAACTATCTGCGTAAATTAAATAAGAACCAACAGTTAAACTCTGCAATGACACTACAAAATTCAGTGTGTCATTACTAGTTCTGCTAATAGTTAAATAGTTTCCAGTTGTCGTTAAAAATATATCTTGATCACCTGAACCAGATCCGCCTGCAGTTAATCTAATTCTTTTTTGGAAAGTATTAACTCCATCTGCAACACTAATAGAATACAATGTGTTATCATTAGTATCTGGAATTGTTATGGAACCACCTAGAGATACTGAGTTTCCATTAATGTCAATGCTAGAATGTACTAAAGAAGAATTTGCTATATTTGTGAAAGTATTCTGTGCTGCATCTAATGTACATGAGGTGAATACTTTATTTGTTAATGTTTGTACATCATTTAAATAAACATCTGCTGCTCTTATCCACCTCACTGATCCATTATTCGATGATAGTATTTGTCCATTTCCTCCAGTACTAATACCATCAAAGATACCAGATGTTGTTAGATTTAAAGAGTCGCCAACAGGCAATTCCCCAACTAGGCTGGTGCTATTATTAATAACTAATGGATATCTGCTAGCCATATCAGGTTTTTATATGTATTTAGGGAAAGGGTTGACACATCAGCCATCCCATGACATAATAGGTTCATCGCAGTCGAGGGGTTGACAAACTTCCAAACCTGTGGTATCATAAATAAATGTTAAGGAATGCAAACATTTCTTAACCTATTTAAATAAACCTTACTGTCTTAATAACTATGACCGCATCCATCGCTCAACAGCGTGGAAGTAACACTTGGGAACAGTTCTGTGAGTGGGTAACTTCTACCAACAATCGTCTTTACGTTGGTTGGTTTGGAACTCTAATGATTCCAACCCTTCTCGCTGCTACTATTTGTTTCATTGTCGCTTTCATTGCTGCACCACCCGTCGATATTGACGGCATCCGTGAACCTGTAGCTGGTTCACTAATGTATGGAAACAACATCATCTCTGGTGCTGTTGTTCCTTCGTCCAATGCAATTGGACTTCACTTCTATCCCATCTGGGAAGCTGCTTCTCTTGATGAGTGGCTATATAATGGAGGACCATTTCAACTGGTCGTATTCCATTTTCTAATTGGTATCTATGCCTACATGGGTCGTGAGTGGGAACTTTCCTACCGTCTGGGTATGCGTCCTTGGATCTGCGTTGCTTATAGTGCTCCTGTTGCCGCTGCTTCTGCAGTTTTCCTTGTCTATCCTTTCGGTCAAGGTTCCTTCAGTGATGCAATGCCTCTCGGAATCTCGGGTACGTTTAACTACATGCTCGTCTTCCAAGCAGAACACAATATCCTTATGCATCCGTTCCATATGCTTGGCGTGGCTGGGGTATTTGGTGGCAGCCTCTTTAGTGCTATGCACGGAAGTCTGGTTACGTCTTCACTCGTTCGTGAAACCACAGAAGTAGAATCTCAAAACTATGGTTACAAGTTCGGACAAGAAGAAGAGACCTACAACATTGTAGCTGCTCACGGTTATTTCGGTCGCCTTATTTTCCAATATGCTTCCTTTAATAACTCCCGTAGTCTTCACTTCTTCCTTGCTGCTTGGCCTGTAGTTGGTATCTGGTTTGCTGCTCTTGGTGTTAGCACCATGGCATTCAACCTCAACGGTTTCAACTTCAACCAGTCGTTGCTTGACAACAATGGTCGTGTGATCAACACTTGGGCGGACATTCTCAACCGTGCCAACCTTGGCTTCGAGGTAATGCATGAGCGC